TCGATCATATTCCAGCCATACTATAGGCACATTCCATTTTACCGCGCATTCATTAACAAAGTCTAAAGTCTGCGCCATTTCGCGGCCAGTGTTTGCAAATGTTACAACAGCGCGATCTGGCAAGCCGTTATTTGCTTCTAAAATGCGGTGCAGCATATAACCTGACGTTCTGCCGCCGCTAAAACTGATTTGCACATTATCATCTGGCAACAAAAATTCATTCATCGTGCAAAATCTCCAAAGTTAAAGCTGCATAACCGATAATATCTAACAGGCTGTCGGCGTGGCTGCATTCGCTGTTGGCAAGCCGTGACAGCTTCATCGCAATCATCATCGCGCCAAATTGCTCCGGCGTTACATCCTTGCCGACCACCATACTCATCATCTGGCTGGTTTGCGTCCAATTTTTCCGCAGATCGCCATAAGACGCACCGCGTTCACCTAATATTAGCTGCACCTTTTCCAGTGCTTCAGATCGTTTCATCAAATTCCCTCACAATATGAAATTCATCAATTGGCACTTCTGCCATCAAGCCATAATCGCGTTCAATCCCGCGATCCCGTCTGCCGCCTATCGTTGTGGCAAAATCCACTTTGAAACTGCACGCACCTATGCAGTCAGTCCAGCGCACTATCAAGAAAGTCGGTATGCCGGTCTCAAACGCCACTTGCCGCGCATACATCATCTTGTGCAAATGGATCAGTGACGTTCTATATCTTGTGCGTTCAAATGTCCGACACTTCACTTCGGCAAATGCTTCAATTTTGCCTTGTCTTGTCAGTGCAAAGTCGAGCTGGCAATACTGCGGCAACTTGACCGGCTCACATTTCCAAGCTTTGCCAATGTCGCTGATTGTCAGCAATTCCATTTTTAGGTTTTGTTCGGTTTCCATTACATCCCCCTATTTGGTGAAAGTGCCCTTCGGAAAAAACGGTATGATATTTGCCCGCCTATTTGTGATACGAACATAATCGGCTTCAGCAATCGCTAATGGATCGGGGTTGCCAGTGTTGCGTTCGTAAATCCAGACCTTCACGCCGGTTCTGCCTTTGACGATGTTGACGGTTAAATCTTTAACATCAATCCAAGTTTCGCTTGAAACCATCGTGTATTCGCGGTCACCTACCGTCTTTTTGCCGATATCGTCATCCATTTATATGCTCCCGAATTATCATCATCGCGGTGTCCAAATCAGTTTCAACGGCATATCGCCAATCGTACTGTTCAGCCGCATCTTCATTAGGCGACCAGCCAGCAAGCCCCACGATAGCCGCCACTGGCAAGCGCACGCGGGTTTTCATTCTATCGAGACGGTAAAACAGCACAGGCAGTTTTTCGGCAATCGCCGCAGCGGTGCAGACTTGTGACCACCAGTCGCCAGAAACGCCAGCTTTGTATCTTTTGCATTCAATCACAAAAGGAAAATCACAATCAGTAGTCACCAAATCCCCAAGATGCGCTTGACGCGTTTGATCCAATTCCCGCACAAAATTCAACCCAAGATGGTCGAAAAGTTCTTTGGCTATCTCATATTCATAGCCGCGACCTTTGTTTTTTGATTTGCTTCCACTCATTGCAAGCCCCTTTCAATTTTGCCTAGCATTGCCCAAAACGATCCAATCTGTAAAGTCAAAAAATAACTGTTGCTATTTGGGAACGATCTGGGCTAACGTGGTGAAATGAAAAAACGGGAAATAAGTGAACTTTGGAAAACCGCAGGGTTTAGCCATTTATCGGCTAGCCAGCTTTTACGCTCACCGGCAAAGTGGATATTTGATTATTTGCATCTGACAAAAGAACAGCGGCAAGAAATTGGCGTTGGGGAACGCGCTGCAATTGGTACGTCAGTACATACGGCAGTGCAATCAATAGTGTGCCACGGCGCAGATATTGATGAAGCAATTGAAGCCGCGCAGCTTGCTTTTGATTTTCACCCAGCCGATGAAGATGATGTGTTGCGTGTGAAGTTTCGTGAAGTTATCCCCGCGATGGTTCATCAGGGCGTGAATATTTGTGTGGAAAACGGCTTTACTGGCGCGATTGATGAAGAAAAGATTGAATGTTGGTTGGATGATGTGAACGTGCCGATCCTTGGCTTTGCCGATTTGCTTGTTGAAGGCTCGATGTTCGCGGAAATGAAAACCAAAGCACCGCGCAAAACAAAACTGTTAAAAGACGGGTCGCAAGGCTGGGCAAAGGCGACACTGCCAAAAAAGCCGGAGTTTGCACACATATGCCAAGCTGCTATTTACTGGCACGCGCTGCGCGTTACGCCATCGATTATTTACATCGCAGAACACGATGCGGTTATTTTTAACGCTTATAACTGTGAAGAATTGCAAGCGGATGGCATTAACAACGCGTTGAATGAAATGCGGCAAAAAGCATTGATCCGGCAAAATCTATTGCGCGTCAGCACCGATCCAAAAGTGCTGGCATCAATCACCGACCCAGACTGGGGTCATATGTATCAGTGGAAAATGAAAGATGAGTGGCTGGAAAGGGCGAAAGAATTATGGAAAATCTAAAACTGCACGCGGCGTTGGCCGATGTCAGAAAGGCCGCATCAGTTGGCAAATCTGGCAAGAACCCTATGTTTAAATCAGAATATTCAACTCTGGGAGATGTGCTGACCGCGCTTGATGTGCTGCCCGAATATGGGTTGTCATTCGCGCAATATTTCCAAGACGGTGCGCTGGTGACGACTGTGGTGCATCTGGAAACCGGCGAAAAGATCAGTAGCTTTTTGCAGATTGCGCCAGAAAAAGACACGCCGCAGTCATTCATTAGCTGCGTGACATATTTCCGCAGGGCAAGTTTGCTGACGATGTTCGGATTGAATGCCGCTGACGATGATGGTAATTTAGCTAGTCAGCGTGGCGCGGTTCCCTCCCGTCCGCAGCCTGCTAACAAGGGGACAGTCGTTGCATCCACTCCGGCGGCTGTCCCCGCCTTATCTAATGATGTTTTAGCTGAAAAATTAGATGCGTGTAAAAGTGTGCGTGATGTCAACGCGCTTTACACAAAGCTGTACGGTGTCAGCGGCATAAAAGCACCAGACGATAAAATTGCAATGTTTTCAAAACGGAAAGAGGAACTAGCTTAATGACTGAATATGATAACACCAATCGCGGCGCGATCTTTAAGAACAACGACAAGACCGCCGACAATCAGCCGGATTATACCGGCAAGATCAATGTGGATGGCGTTGAAAAGCGGATTGCGCTTTGGATACGCGAAAGCGCGGCTGGGAATAAATATATGTCAGCTTCGATTAGCGACCCTATGCCGCCAAAAGAACAGGATGCGCCACGCGCCGAAAAAATGCAGCCTTTAGAAGATGCGATCCCGTTCTAAAAAGAAACCAACATATGCACCGGCCTCAAATGCACAAGGTCGGTGCGTATGGTGCGACAAGACCCTGCGCTTTAGCGACCCAGATTGGGTTGTTGATGGCGACAAACAAATTCTGCATCTTGGATGCTTTCGGGAAAGATTGGATATTTTAAATGCGAATAGAAAAGAACGTGCCAGTGCCGCCAGCGGGACGCAGCAAGATTGAAATTATCAATGATATGGAGATCGGCGACAGCGTGCTTTGCGAAACTTATGAACAGGCAATGTCGTTGCGTGACGCGCTGCGTTATCGCGGCCTAAAATATACCACCCGTAAAATGGATGACGGTTGCGGATGGCGGGTTTGGCGGCTGGAATAGCCGCCTTACTTTTTGCCGAAAAACTTGCTTGCTGAACGCATACCAAAACTGGCGGCAACAATAGTGCCAAGCGTGTATTGATAATATTGCGGCATCGCCTCAAGTGCAGTAAAGCCATCAGCGACAATAGCCCTTCCCCAATCACCGCAAAACGCTAAGATCAACGGAATGCTGAACAGAATGGTCAACCATTCATCTTTCCAGCTTGTTGATGTGGCATCAGCCATCTTTAAATCCCAGTCGATTTCACCAGTGGCTTGTTTCTGGGCAATGGTGGCCGCTGCTTTAGCCTGTGCGACCTTTGTTTCTGCCGCTGCCTTGCTGGTTTCAACCTTGCCTTCAAGCCACGTTGACGCAAGATTTGTCAGCGGTGATATCAATAAATTAAGCATCTGATAAAGCCCTCATCCGATCAATTAACCGGCCAGCCCGATTTGGCACTTGCCTTGCCCATTTGCTATCTGCCATCTGGGTTGCCGCCTCATCATAGTCATAATTAGCTATAGCTGCGCGGAGCTTCAAGAACCGACCCAACCGGCTGCGGCCTAGGTTGAACGCCATATTGGCTAAAATTAGCTGGCATTCTTCCGGCAGATCATCCCAGTTTTCAAACAGTGACCGGCAATCTTCGACAGTGACAGCGATATCCAGCGCAAATAGCTGGCGACAGCGTTCCGGTGTGATCTGCGTGCCGACAGGTTTGCCGTGTTCGGCATCAGCTTCGCGGATTAAATGCCCGATGCCAACGGTGGGCAAGCCCAGATGATCCAAATAAATATCTAGCCGCACGCCCTCATCGCTGGCAATTTCTTCACGCAATTGATCCAAATTCATCGCCTCATCTCCAAAACAACAGCCAGCGTTTTAGCCCAGCTATCGCGTTCCGCATCTTCAGTAAACCGCGTTGGCGACACCCGCATAGAGTATTGCCGTACTGCCGTAATCGGCAAGAACAGGCACCTTCTGGCATTGGGTGAAACAAGGCACAAAACATCATAATCTTCTTTCTTTG